TAGATAGTTCAATAGAACAAACGGAGATAGTCAACGACTACTTTAACTGTCTAATTGAGTGTGATGACGATCAGGCAAGTTGCAAACGTTACTGTAAAACAATTCTAATGTAACTAACAACCCCCGAAAGGGGGTTTTTTAATAAATACTTGTTCAAACCAAGTAAAAATACCTATGAACGATAAGAAGGCCGCAAAGAAAATAATTAGGATAGCAAAGACAAGACCAGACCTATATTCAAAAGCAGATGTGGTTTATGCAAGAATAATAAAAAGAAGAATTAAAGAAAACGAAAACTTGACAGAAGAAAAAGTATAGTGTAGAATAAAGTGGCTATATAATTGTTATGGACTCAAATTACAAGGACTATGTTTTAAAAGAACTTGACAACTTAGTGAGTCAAATGATTGAGGCCTCTGAATTTAAAGCTTCAGAGAGTTATAGGGGATTAGTTGAGTCTTTACAGAGACAGATTAACTATCATCAAGAGTGCATAGATAAGTGTAAGCAAATGCTTTTACTTATGAACGCAGATGTGCCAAAAAATTCTGAGATCAAAGTTGTTTCATCATATTGGAATGATGATGAGTCAGAGGAAGCAAAGGCTGCGTTTGATGACTTTTGGAAATCAGAGGACATTATGAAAGATGATGACACACCATTTTATGATCCAGAATAATGAAGTATCATTTGTATAACGAGCATCATGTTCATCAAGGAACTTTTGAATCCATACAAGAGATGAGAAACTTTTTATGTGAGAGAAAGTATGACAATGATGACCGATCATATATGTCAGATACATTTGATCACATCAAACAAATCAAATGGCACTTTGATATTGAGGAATGATTATGTTAGTTGATTTAACAAAAAGAGAAATCGAACTTATTATGTCATCACTAATGAAAGATGATACAACACACACAGAGTTGTATAATAAGTTTTCAAATTTAAGTCAAGTTTGCACTTGTAAGGAGAACAAATGATTGAAAAAGACCCAAAAACAGGACTCTGGAGACACCCACAACCAGTATCCAGAGATTCCTTAAATAACACAGAGGAAATGATTGATAACTTTGTGGCTGAGTGTGAACGACAGGCTGCTAAGTTGGAAATCACAGTTGATTATTACATTAAAGAATTTATTTAACTATCATGGCAAATTTTTATCGTATTGAAGAACTTACAACAGAAGGTTGGACTCTGATTGAAGATCAGGCTGCAAGAATCACAAAAGAAAGATGTGATGAACTATTGACACAATACGTTAATGGTGGGCAAAACCCAAATAGATTACGAGCAGTAGCAGTTCAGTAATGTATGACCCACAAGTAAACGACTATGTAAGGTGGACAACAGCACTCGGTATGGTGCATGAGGGGTGGGTGTACTACAAAGGTAAACCAGACGATAATGCAAGAAGAATCAAAGATAAGTGGGTGGCAACATCTAACTACATCACGATTGAAATTGCAACCAAACCAAGACCACAGTGTGATCTATCGTCATTCTTTCATAAACGTATTCATGTGTGCTTATGTTGTTATGAGGATAACTGGCATGAATTAGAATTTATTAGGAGAAGAGTGAGTAAACAAGATGACTCTGACCCTGACTTGATAAGTTATGGTGCATATAAGTCACAGCAACACCGACCACTTGATGTGCAATAAGTGAGCCCTCTAAAGTGTTCTTATTGTGTTAATCCCAAAGAAATTATGAACTCATCAGAAGTATTACACGAGATCAGAGACTTAAAAGATACATGGAGAAAACAAAACTTCGTGTTCTCAACAACTCAACAAGCAAAGTTTGACAATTTACTTGAACAGAGAAGAGATATTGTTAAGTCCTACTACAAAAATAATCTAGTCTATAAAGCCTCAGCATCTAAATAATGTATAAGGTACAATAGATAGATGAAAACTTTTCGGGAATTTATTAAAGAAGTATATGACCCTGACATTGTAGGTAAGGCACAAATTCGTAAGCAAGGCGAAGGTGGTAGGGTAGGTCGCATGCGTAAAAAAACTGAACCCGAAAAGAGAAGAATGAAAGCAGTTGGTGGTGGTAAGATGGTTCCAGCAAAAACATATAAAGCTCGTAAGGATATTGGAACACAACGTAAGACATCAGACCGCCAACAACAACCTACTCAAGAGAGAGGTTCAGCAAGAGAGAAACAACTAGCCGCTGCAAAGGCAGAAAGAAAAAGAGCTGCTCAAGCAAGAGCTGGTAAGGTTACTAAGTTACCATCACAGGCAACATCTAAACCAAAACCAAAAACACAAGCATTAAAGAAACAGGCAGATAAATTATTAGCGACTAAAAAGAAAAAGACAGCAGACCCTAATTATAAACCACAAAAAGCAAGTGGACTAACTCGTAATGAGAGACACAGATTAAGAAATTCAGCAAGAGCTATCTTGAGAGATATGAGAAAAGGAAAAGAAAAACCTGCATCAGCCTATGACCCCCAAATTAAAAATTTTGGAAAAATGACAGGCACAAGTTATTCAAATACTGGAGTAGTTAAAAAGGGAAGAAAGGTAGGATCATAATAGAGCCCTCTAAATTGTTTCTATAGTGTACCTGAGTGCCTCTGTATGGCACGATAGATTGATCTATGGTACAATATAACTATATTATTGTTTTTTGATGATCGAATTAAGACCACACCAATTAGAAGCCCTTGATGCTATGAATGATTCAGATAAAGGTCAGATCATAGTTCCCACTGGTGGTGGTAAGACTATGTGTATGATTGAAGATGTCAAGAGACAGTTCAAGAGTCCAGTAAGTAAGACTATCGTAGTTGTTGCACCTCGCATCTTACTTGCTAATCAGTTATGCTCAGAGTTTTTAGAGCAGAATCTTGATGGCAACTATAATGTTGGTGTTGCTGTTGCTCATGTTCATAGTGGAGAAACACATCACTTTAGCACCACAAATACTATCAATATAACACACTGGGATAGCACTAATCCACATAATCACAAATTAATCTTTACTACCTATCATTCATTACACAAAATACAAAATAGTATGGTAGAGGTAGATACAATATATTTTGATGAGTCACACAATGCAGTTCAGAAGAACTTTATTGAAGCAGTTGAGTATTATTCAATCTATGCTTCACGTTGTTACTTCTTTACAGCTACACCAAAACATTCTCTTACACCTTTCAAAGTTGGTATGAATGATAGTGACATTTTTGGTCAAGTGATTTGCAATGTACCCGCACCTAAGTTAGTCAAGCAAGGTTATATTCTACCACCCAAAGTTGTTATCAATAAGATTGATCTACCTGATGATGATAGATTTGCATACGAGCATGATAGAGATTGTGTATTAGATACGATTGATGCTCAAGATGTAGATAAGATTTTGATTTGTGCAAGATCAACAAAACAGATTATCAATCTAGTTACTCATTCAACATTCGTTGTTGATCTCATATCTCGTGGTTATTCTTGGTTAATGATTACATCAAAAACTGGTGCAGTTATTGATGGTAAGAAAGTCGATAGAGAAGAGTTCTTCAATACTTTGAATAGTTGGGGTAAAGATTCCAGTAAAAGATTTGTTGTTCTACATCATAGTATATTATCTGAAGGTATCAATGTCAAAGGACTTGAAGCTGCAATGTTTCTAAGAAGTATGGACTACATCACTATTAGTCAGACTATTGGTCGAGTCATTCGCAAAGGAGACGAGAGTAAGACATTCGGATTATTATGTGTTCCTGTATATGATAAGGTCGGCATATCTACATCACGCAAAGTACAGGCAGTTGTTGATACTGTATTCAACAAAGGCGAACCGGCCATTAGCGTGGTGAGAAGTTAATGAGCCCTCTAAATTGTCCTATTGATGAATGGAGAGATTTATGAGTTACGACACAGAACATTACTATGCACTTCACACTTTCCTTGAAGATGATGAACTTCATAATATATGGAACATTGTGGAAAAAGCAATGAACAGACATGGTTTTGATGTATCAAATTCAGAAATATCAATGAGAT